GCGGCCCGCCGCCGCGCCTGGGGCGGTCCGCGCGGGCTCGCCCCTGCAGGTCAGGCTGCGGCTTCGGCTGCGGCAGAGGGCTTCCCGCGCCCGCGCGGCTTGGCCTCGCCCTCGGCGCTCGGCCGACGGCCACGCGTGCTCGCCGGGGGGTTGCCGACACCGGTGTGCCGGACCCAGATCGTGAACAGCGGAACCTCGGTCCCTTCCTCGGTGACCCCGACACCGCTGTCACAGACACGTGTCTCCCACGTGTGACCGGTCCACGTGCTGACCGAGCGACGCACGAGCGACGCGCGGGACACGAGGCCCTTGCGGTCGACGTCATCGATCGATCCGGGCAGCATCGCCCACTCGCCGGTGTGCTCGATCGCAGCGGCACGGAACTCGTTCAACTGCACGGACGAACGACCCCTGATCGGCTCGGGTGCGTCGGTTGTGAATCCGAAATCGGACACGATATTCTCCTCGTTGACTTGACTCGTTCTCACTCCCTGGTGGAGTAGATGACTACGTCAGTTAACACGAAGTTTCGCTAGGTGTCAACTCCGTTCGCACAGAGTCGTTTTCGCGTGTACACGCTCTAGTCTCCGCCATTGTGTACACGCTCGTCATTGAGGAATGCCTCGTTCTGAGTGGTGATGTTGCGCGCCACGTTCGCGAGCGCGTGTTCCATGTGCTGACCGAGAGTCGCTGTGACGAGTGCTGCCTCCTGCCACGAGTTGCGTTCCCGCAGAGTCATTTTCTCGAACCGCGTACTGAGAAGTTCTGTGGTGACGGCCAATTGGCGATGCAGCGTGGTCAGCACAGGCTCGATCGCAGAGAGCGTGGTGATACTCGCCTGCGTCGTGAGTTCATCGATCGAATGCATCGCGTCGTTGCGGAGTTCAACGAATGTCGCGTTGATGATGTACCCGAGAATGATTCCCGACGTCAGTTCCCAGTCGGCGGCAGGGTCGTCGTGTACACCGAAAGCGACTTGCACTCTCATGCACAGCAATTCGTCAGGTGTCGCCGGTGACGAGATCATGATCGGACACGTGAACGAGTTGCCGGTGACCTCATCGAACCGTCCTTCGGCGACCGCACTCGCAAGCGGACCGATCACTGACACGACAGACGGTATCGATTCGAGCGGAAGGTCTTCCGACGGAAGGACTTTCAATTCGATGTGCAGCGGCGCCACGGTCCCGTCGTTGAAGCGGTGCGGGTGATGCAGAATGATAGGGTCCATGACTTCCGCTACAGCAGAGACACTTTCGCTGAAAGCCGCGTCGATCAGCGCTTCCGCTTCGTCGTCGGTGGGAGTCATTGCGTCGCCTCGCATTTCGGGCACGGCTCGTCGGATACGGTCGTGTTCGACAGCACGACGAGATCCCGCGCCCACTTCGGCGTGTGGACTTTCAGGCCCTGCACCCATCCGTGCTCGCACGCAGGCACGAAATGTTGCCGAGACTTGTTGTCACGGAACACGATTCCCGCAGGCTCGCGACTCGTCAACACGAGTCCACGCATATCGGTGACGACTTCACGATCGGCCCACTCGGCGTAGACTTTCACTGCTGCAAGCGCTCCCGCGTACCACGCGCGGTAGATCGTGGTCGGATAGATGGGCGGTACCCACGTCATCGGTGTCTTCACGATTCCTCCTGTCTCACATAGGCTCGACGTGTCCATGCGTCGATTGTCGATGTCAGCCAACGGGGCCGACGCCGTTGCGGCGAACGATCCTCGTCCGGGTCGTCAGGTGGTGGAGCGAGTCCACGCGCCACACGCGAACGGAAGTCGGCCACGCTCAACGGTGGAACAGCCCGCGCTGCAGCCTGACTCGCGGTCAGTAGCGGATCATCCGGCATGACGCACACTCCAATACGTGATGAACGTGAGTAGGGACACTACGCCGATGAACAACAGCACGGGCTCGGCGACGCGCCACACTCGGCGGTAGTTGTTACGCACGACGGCGCCTCCCTAGGTGTAGTCGAAAGTGATTGCGCCCCGGCACTTTCAGTTGTTGGGCCAACTGTCGATCGTAGGCACCTTCGAGAAACTCGGTCAGCACGTCCGCCTCGTTGAGGCGGTAGCACCACACGAAATGTTTCTCCGCTGCCTCGATCGCCTTGAGTCGATTCTCTTCGTCGTCGGGATAGGTGAAGTAGTGTCCCCAACCACACTCGAAATGCAGTGCGACCCAACCCAACTCGCGAGCACTCGGTCGAAACACCTTGACGCGCATCACGACGGGAAAAGTTCGAACATGCGACGCATGAACTCCATTCGCATCGCTGCGTTTCCGTCACGATCGATACGACCGATTGGTGACGCATACCCTTCCGGGTACACCCACTGTGACCGGCCGGTCAGGTAGCCGTCGCGGGTGATCTCAGTCCAACGGACTGCGCCACAACGTGTACACGTGAACGTCACGCGGCCACCCTTGACGCCGTCGCGCGTGACTCGCGCATTCTCGCGCGTGTGGCCGAACGCTCGACATTCGAGCATGTCGCCAGACAGACTGCGCGCGAACGACTTCGGTGTCTCGACTTTCCTCATGCCAGTGAGCCTTTCGTGATTCGGATGGTTCCGGGTGGGATCGTAGGACTGACGACGATAGCGCATCCCATAGTCGTGTCGACTCGTTTACCAACGATACGAACGCCTCTCACGTGTTGGAACGGCGCCGCGAGGAAACGACGGTACTCGCTAGGATGCATGTGCAACGGCGAGCGTTCGCGATGCGCGAGTGTGGTCAATCCGTAAAGCCATTGCGGCGCAGGCACGTCGAGGGCACCCTCGATCGGTTCGGTGAACCATCCTGCGTCGGGAATCGTGAACTCGATGAACAGCCCTTTATCAACGAACATCGTCGTCACCGAATCGGTACATGGCTTCGAGTTCAGCAACGGTCGGCGGTTCGATGGCTGCAGACCATTTCCGGTCATCGATCCATGGAATCGGGTCAAGTTCCTCGCACGTGTCGGGCGCGAACAGTAGTGCAGAGTTTCGCTTGTACTGTGCGTCGAGCATCTTGAGATAGCGAGGAATCGCACAGCACGCAATCACGACCGCAAGGATAATCGCTAGAATCATCATGACCTCATTACGTCGAGAACGTCAATGATGACGCCACGCACGCACTTGTCGCGCGGGTGACATGCATCCTTACATCGTTCGCAATAAGTGATGCCGTCGAACGTTAATCCTTCCGCCTCACGCCTGGTCAATTGTCGATGCGTCCCGATACATTCGCATGCGTCCGTTACGGTCGTCATGGCCGTTCACTCTGCTGCAGAAATGCAATGTTGACGGCAGCGAATACAGCGGCCTGGTCATCCTGGCTCAACGTGGCACAGACAGGATCGGTCCACACCGGCACGGCGAGCGTGACCCGCGAGTCCGGGGTCGGCCGGACGAAATGCCGGGAGTAGAGATCGGCACACGCCTGCCGTTGATCAAGTCGCACCTGGTCGTTGTGCGCCCACGGGTTGAGTGTCACCAGGACCACGGTCGCGGCCAGCAGCACGGCCAGCACGCCGAATCCGATCCTCTCCCACACCCTCATGACGCGCCTCGCCTAGTGGCGCAACGGTTTCCGTGCATGGTGAGCCTCCTGTGTCTCGGGTGCCCACCATTCTACTCACAGCGTGGACATCCGGCCCTGGCTCAACGTGTACACGAAGGGACCTAGGTCCTTGACAGGTGTACACGCTGCGCGTAGATTGCAGGTGTAAGGCACGCACGAAGCAAGATCAACTCCATAGCGCTGCAGGACTCCCCACCAGGCGAAAGGGCCCGACGAACTCGGGTCACGCGATCGGGATCGGCTGAGAAACGGCTTGCAGCGCAACGAAAATAGCGGAGAGATCACGCGGGACTCAGTGAGTCCCGCACTGGCCGACGGGGTTACGTCGATGAGCAGTAGGTCCGACTCCTACTCCGGCCACTGAGACACGCACGGTGCGTGTCTTCTCTGTGAGGGAGAGAATCATGATTCGCTACAACGCAGCAGGGCAATTCGAAATCAGCATCGGCCCTGGTGTCGAGATGAGTTCCTACTCGTCACTTCACCCGCAAGCACATGGATTCGTCAACGCCGATGCGCTCGCAGTCGCTGCGGCATTCGTGTCGTTCCGCAACGGGGCACTTACACAATTCGCCACTACGCGATGCGCCGCAGTATGGCCGTTGCTAGAGGAGGTCACGTATGAGATGAGCCTTATGGCTCGTCGTGACCTGCACGACGAGCAACACCGCCAGGACTTGCAGAATCTCGCCGAGTTCACACGATGGATTGTGAATGAGGTTCGCGAGTTCCAAGGCAATCGCGAGTCGTGAGACTCGGTCCGGCATCGCTTAGGGCGACGGCGATTCACGATCGCAGCCGGACACGGAGCGCAGATAGCGCTCACTCTGTGAGGGAGAGACATCATGTCTGAGAACACGAAGACCATCCACGCGACTCGCGAGGAATGGCTACTAGCAGCAATCGATCAGGTTCGGCCGACGTTCGCCGAGGTAGGACACCCGTTGCCGACTGAGATTCGTGTCTCGGTCGGATTCGGCTACGGCGCTCGCGCCGAGTCTCGCTACATCCTGGCTCAGACATGGGCCACGGTCACCTGTGCCGACAACATTCCCGCCGTATTCATTTCGCCGATGATCGAGGCGAATGACGACGCACTCGCCGCTCTGCTGCACGAGTTGGTGCACGTGGCCGATGACTGCATCTCTGGTCACTCGGGACGTTTCGTTGAGATCGGCAAGGCAATCGGACTTGAGGGCAAGCCTACGCAGATGCTGCCGGGTGTCGCCATGTTCGCCACGGTCGTGACGATTGCTGAGACTCTCGGCCACTACCCGCACGCTGCGCTCGACCCGAACGCTACTCGCGTTGAAGTTCCGACAGGCACACCGACAACGAAATCCGGCGGGACTCGTGTACACACTGGCCCGGCGCGGCAGACTAACCGCCACTACAAGGCCGTGTGCATGAACGCCGAATGTCCGGCGATCGGCTACCTGGTCCGCACGTCGAATCACTGGCTCACGGTCGCTACGCCAATCTGCCCCGTGTGTAAGGCAGAGATGACGGTCACGAACTAAGTCGATTGCGTCGCAACGGGATTCGCGTCCCGTTGCGGCGTTGTCCGCTCAGGACAGCACGAAAGTCACTACCCGAGGAGAGAAATCATGGCAAGTGAGACGCAGGTCAATCGGATTAAGATGCTCGCAGATCGAACGACACCACTCGTTCTCCCGACGAATCGACTCATCGGTTATCGATCACTCGAAAAGGCTGGACTCATCGAGATTCTCGGCAAGACTGGCACGATGTCACTGTCGGGTGGCGGTATCCGTTACATGACGTGGGAGGTTCGCCTGACAGACAAGGCTCGAACGATCCTGGCAGCGAACTAAGTCGATTGCGTCGCAACGGGATTCGCGTCCCGTTGCGGCGTTGTCCACTTAGGGCAGGCTCACCCGAGGAGGAATCATGACCGTCACGACGAACATCAAGGCAACATGCAACAACTGTGAGTTCTCGGGAACGCTGCGAGAACTGGAGGTGCATTCGTGCTACGTCCAAGAGATGGGCGGACGCTGCGAGGATTACCCGTGCTGCGGCCACACCGATGGTGACGGCTGCCAGACTCGCCCATGGCACACGTCGGCCTATTGGGTCGACAACCCGCACAGGATGTGCGACCACGAGTCGGGATTCTGCGATGCAGACGACGACGACGGCATGGGCGACTGTGACGACGACGACGACGACGAGAAGGACGAGTGACATGGCACGTATGCGATTCACTCGCGACGAACGCGAGGCATTCACACCCGGCACGGCCGTCATCGTGAAACTCGGATCGTACGAGTATCCGGCAGTCATCGTCGGCCCCGTCGCGGGCGACGTCGTCCCACGCATCCCGATTCGCATCACGAGCGTGCTCGGCCGTAAAGGCACGGTGCGCATCGGCGACACGTGGGAAGCAACACCCGGTCACATTCGAATCAACAAGTGAGGCAGTCATGACAGAGTTTCGATCAGCCACTCAGGCAAGGGTGAAAGCACTCAAGGCATTAGACGACGGCGTACCGTCGACGTTGCCGGACTCGAACCCGTTCAAGCGGGCAGTCGAACAACATCGGTGGGGCAACCGTACCAACGCACACAAGCAGTCGTGCCCAGCATGCAAGCGCGAACGGGAAGCAGAGGAAAATCTCGCACCGTTCTCGGGATACTGATCTCTCCGCTCACACAAGAATGGCCCCGGTGCAGACAATCGCACCGGGGCCATTCTGCGTTCTAGGCGACTTGCTCGGACTCGCATTCAATCGCACTCCACACGCCGACGTCGCGCGAGATCTCGCCAGCGTCGGCCAGGCGAGCGAGTGCCTGCGCCGCGCTCGACCTGCCGACACCTATCCGCCTCGCGAGATCGGTGGTCGATCCGGGACCGTCGGCCAGCGCGACCAGCAGCCTGCCTGCCACGTCACGGGCGCGTCCGCGTGGTGTCACAAGCGACCTGACGTGATCATGGCTCACCGTGGCACTGGTGACGTGTGGAGTGGCATCCGGCCGGTCATCGTCCGCTATCGCGACCTGTCGAGCGGTCCGGCGAGTGGTCGCGACAGGTTCGCGAGTCTCGGCGACGCGTGGCCGAAACTCGATCATGAACACGATCGACAGGAATGCCACGGCAGGCCAGACGGCCCATGCCCATCCGCCGAGTGATTGCTGTGCTGTCACCACCTGTGCCGCGATCGATACGAATACGGTCATCATGAGAATGACGATTGCATCCCACTTGCGTTGATGACGCACGACGCGTTCGATGATTTCGGCGGCAGCAGCAACGGCGAGTAGGTCGACACTGATAGCGATTGACCACCCGATATTGCCCGACTGACCGTAGAGTACGACTGTGTCATGAATGTGAATGAGCGACGGGAAGAATGTCAGTCCCGCGAGCGCTACAAGAATGATGTAGCGAATGACGTTGAGCAGTTTCACCGGAAGCCTCTCGGACGGCGCGGGACGCGATACGGGTTACGCATGAGTGCGACGATACGGAACGCAATGGCGATGACGACTATGCACGCGATGACAACGGCGATACGCAGCGATGAATCAACGAACCATCGTAGCGTGGCCTCGAATGCATGCGAGCGATACGCGAGGATACCGAGCACGACACCGCCGACGCACACCCAGAATCCAACGATCCGCCAGATGTACAGACGGATCAGCCCGCGCTCGTGTCGACGTCCGAATTGGTCGAACGCTGCGTTAGTCGATCGCTCTAGCCATCCCATGACAGAACCTTACTTGTGTGGGTCGAGTGCGCCGCGACGTCTGCCAGAAACGGGGTCGCCGAACGCCATTCGGTAGTGATGCGCGACAGCCGTTGCAGTGCGCGCGATCTCGAGTTCCAGCATCGACATGTGAGTAATGCCTTTCTTGATGCGCCGCGACACTAGCAACTTGTCGATGCCACCAGGGATTTTCGATGACTTGCGAATGCCTTGTGACATTGTGTCTGCCGCAACACTTAACGCATCACTTCCCGCAATGGCGTGCGCTCTGACGCGGTTGAGATACGTCAGAAAGCCAGTGCCGGTGAGGATGTCACCCGCGTTCGCAGCCGGGTGCGCACGTCCCGTGGTGCCTCCGCGCTTCGGGCCTATGTTCGTGCGGGGGTTGCCTCCGAGCCCAGGTTCGCGCGGGATACCGCCCAGGTGAACCGTTCTCATGACTGCCATGATTCTCACTCTCCGTTACCGATAATCGATGCGACCTGACTACCGATTATTGGTGTGATCCACCTGTCGATAATCGGCACTTGACCTTAGGGCGATGCACTTTCGAGCCTGTTGAGCGGTTGTCCCATATATCCTCTACGGCAACCACTCTCGTTCGTCATCATCGTCACTATCCGTGTTCGACTGCAGGACTGCCACAGCGTTGCGCTCTAGGCGGTAACGACCGTGCGACACACGTACTGCTGCGCCTAGGGCACACATGCGGGTGAGTCGACCCTGCAGCGCCGGACGCTGTGCGAGCGTCATGCCAGGGATCGCAAGCCAGCGCCCGACGAAGTCGGCCGCCGTCACTTCCTCGGACTCTGACGCCAGCAAGTCGGCCACGATGCCGATGAACGCCGAGTGCCGCTGCGCGACAGTCATCTCTGCGCCCGGCGTCAGAACATCACTCAGGTCGACCGACACTCCGTCTGTGTCGATCTCTGCCCGTGGGTCTATGTCGTCCAGTCCTTCTAGCAGTTCCTCCGGGATCGGCGGCACTGTCTCATCCTCCTCGTCAGGTGTGCCCCACTGTGGCGGCATCATCAGGTTGGCTACTGCCGTACTGCCTTCCTCGTCGTCGTACCTCTTGCGCGACGTGTACACAACGCCGAGCGCGTGGATCTCTGCGTCCGACAACGACACTCGCCGAGCCTGTGACGCCACTTGCGCCAGTTGCTCTTTCGTCGCATAGAACGATCGAGCCGTGATCGGCCAGCGCGATTGCGGGATCGATGGTGCTTGAATGACATGCCGTCCAGGGAAATCATTGCGCCACACTTCCGGTCGCACACCCGCGTCGAGCACGTCATCGGACAGCACCATTCCCGCCGACTTGTCATCGCCCACGCCGTAACACCGCACCAGTCCTAGGTTGTGGCGAGCGTCCGTGTCGAATGTGTTGGCACTCGCGCGTTGCTGCGATGTGTCGAGAAAAATGCCGACCGATCGAACAGCCTGTGTCAGTTGTGTGAAGTAGTCCGAGTCCGGAATGACTCGCGATGCTTCCTCTAGGTGCACGTAGAGGAATGGGATGCCGCAACCCTTCACCCACATGTCGAGTCCCTTCGAGCCTAGGTACTCTGCGCGAATCGGGATGAGTCTGTCGACTGCGTGCAACATCTGTTCGCATCGCGGGACTGTCGACACGAACCAGTCGAGTGCAGAGAGAATCGGCTTGACCGACTGTGCACCCTTGATCGGATCGGCCCACCACACAACGACATCGTTGCGCGACAACACTTCTCCCACTTCGACCATTGCGCCGAATGTCTTACCGGCACCAGGCATGCCGACCGTTGCGCCGACTGCCGGTGCGGCCTGCGGATTCTCGGGATCAGGTCGACCGATGAGATTGTATGTGACTGGCTCACCATCCTCGTAGAGTCCGGTGATGAGTGGCTCTGCGATCGAGGCACCGGGCGCCGACGGACCGGGCCAGCGAATCGGTCGAGCGAGCGCGTCTTTCTTGACGACTGTCACGTATGCTTCGTCGGCATGCTTGCGCGACGCGTGAACCTGTACCGAGCCAGGCGGAAGCGAGCGACGCGATGTGACTTGCGTTGCAGCGGACTGCATATCGGATGCGTCCTGCCCACCCTTGAGATGCACGCGCCAGCGTTCGCGAAACGGTGTTGTTTCAATCCTTCTCGCCGTCGCACCTGGAACGCCGAGCATTTCGTCAAGTCCAGTTTTCGCGTGCGTGTCAGAACCGTTGCCGCGTACCGAGTCTGTACGTGGGATGATCCATGACACTGCCCATGCACAGCCGATGATGATCCATAGCCATGCCCACGTCGAATTACCGAACGGCCCTACTACCATATGAACGGCAAGCGATTCGATAGCGACGTACACACTGACCGACACGTGTACACGAAGCAACATTCGTCGCGCGTGCGCTTGATGGTAAGCGAGTGTCGCGAGTGCTACTGCGACAACGCTAATCAGGATCGGTACCCACACCATTGCCGACTCGTCCGCGTAGTGGCGCAGTAGCGCGCCCACGATCGGCAGCAGCAGCAGCGGTGGCACGAACGGCAATACGTGCGAGTCCGGCCCGCCCGGTGTACCGAAATCGAACGGCGACTTGAGCCGTCGCCCACGAGAGTGCGTGGTCGGCTTGTCCTTCGCCTGCGGCCTGCCGATACTGCGGCGCGCAACCGTACCCATGACAACTCCCCTCGGGTGTGGCACAACGTGTCTCACTGTAGCCGTGGCAAGGGACACGATGTCGAGGGCAGTTGCTACGCTGGGCAGCGCATCGCAGGGCCTCGGGTGGCTGAGTTGTGCGGGCACGAGAACGGCCCTCGTTTCATCTTGAGGTTGTGAGCCTCCTCGGTGAGCGAGGGCCGTTCTATTTCCAATGAGTGAACGCGAGCACGATCGAGCCGACTAGCGATGCACTCGCGAATGTGTTCGCGATCCACCCATCGGAGCGCATGCCGTGGTACCGGCCGAACACCCCGACGTGGTGCCACCACGGCCACACCGGAACCCCTGCCGTCCGGCCCTGTCGCAGCGCTGGCAGGCCGAACAGAAAGTCGCCTAGTACATGGCTCGACCACGCGACCACGAGCGCCCAGAACGGCCACGGCAATCCGAGCGTGTACACGATGAATGCTAGGCCGACCTGCAGTCCCCACCAGTGCGTGAGCCCACGGTGCAGCAACGGTCGATGCAGCAACGGAATCCTGCGCGGCCACTTCGCGTGCTGGTCGATGTCCGGCGACAGGAAACCGCCTGCGGTGCAGGCAGTCACGAGAACTCCACCGGCCAGCGCGACCGGTGTCGCACCGCTCGCCGTGCACACGCCGAGCCAGCAGGCAACGCCGAGCGCCGCGTGTGCCTCGCCTCTCATCGATCATTCCTTGCATACATGTGAAACAGAGTGTCACACTAGGCAGACGCGGCTCCCGCCTGCTGACCTCCGAGACTGACTCGGCACATCGTGGGCGGGAGTCGTATCAACAATCGAGAGGACTCGCAATGGCATCGTCGCCGCACAACATGCGGATACCCGATGAACTGTGGGCACTCGTTGTCGCAGAGGCAGACTCGCGGGCACAGTACATCAAGGCAGTCGATGCATCATATGCTCGCTATCCTCGAACGCGAATCATCATTGACGCACTGATCGCACGGTATCGAAACAGGTTGCCGGAGAACTACACTCCCGAGTGGGGCACACCGCCAGTCACGCTCGTTGAATCGGGTAGTGGCGCAACGGATTCCACCGAGCCACCACCGAATCCGGGTCAAGCATCATGGCACTAGATGAGCGTTGCATCCTGTCGGATCTTCCGGTCGATCAGTGCGCATGCCGCTACCACGCGAAACCGGAACCGCCACGAGTCAAGGTCGGACCGTCAATCGTCGCACAGTACAACGGTTTCTGTCCCGAGTGCGGTGAGGGAATCGATCAGGGCGACATCATCGTCAGGACCGATGACGGCTGGGTCCACGAGAGTTGTTGAGGGACAATGAAACTCGATGTAGCATCGCTGATCGGTAAGGTACTCGCGTGGACTCTCATCGCCGCTGTCAGCGGAGCAGTCCTGCTAGTCGTGATAGGTGTTGCGATGCGCGTATATTCGGCACTGTTCGGATGGGCATTCTCATGAGATGGATTCTCGTTCGCCGCACCGTGTGGGAATGGCGACAGGTGCCAGGATTGAAGATCGGACTCGCCACGCTCGCCGGTGTCGTTGCAGGACTGCAGACGTTCGGACTGTGGGGACTCGTCGGCAGAACATTCGCCGATGTCGCGCTAGGACTCGCTGAAACTGCGTTGATGATCGCAGGTTTCGCCACGGTCGCACACTTCATCGGTAAGGGTATACGTCGAGCGTGGACCGGTCGCAGGAATCGCCCGAGCGACCTACCCGGTGGCGTGAGATTCCACATACTCGCGAATCCCGTTGGTACATGCGACGTTTCGCTATGTCCTTCGCCTGGTATCGCGATAGCCGATCGGCCCGGTCATTCATCGGTGTTGTTCTGCCACGAGCATTCCGCCCACGCGCATTTCGTCCTCGCCACGAGAGGCAAGTCATGAGCCGACTGACCGACGACCCGAACGATCCCGCGCTCACACACGGAGTCGACGCGGAGCAGGTTCCACAGGCTGACGCGTATCTCGTTCTCTCAGAGGAGGAACGAGCGAAAGGATTCGTGCGACCCGTGCGACGCACGTACGTTCACAACACATGCGGTGTGGCGACGACGATGTCACAAGTACTCGCCGAGACCTACGCACGCGACCCTCACTTCTACGGCGCGACATACTGTGTCGGCTGCAGGAAACACCTACTGACAGTTGAGTTTCTGTGGGATGACGGCACGGTCGTGGGATCGTGAGGACCGAGTCGATTCTCGGCATGATGATGGATCACGCCACCGTCGAGATCACAGGTTCTCGATTCAACTGGCACGTAAGGATCCTCGTGGGACCGATGGAAGTCGCTCATAGGAGATGCCTCACGTGGCGTGGCGCAGAGAGTTTCGCAGAGCGCTCGACGCGAAAGTGGTTCACCAGCAATGCAAGTCCGAGCGCTCGATACTCACTCGGCCCCAACGGCATGCGATACGTTCCGCCAGTGCCGCACTCCGACCCACCGATCCCGCCAGAACCGATTGTCTACTAGTGAACGCCACTCATCGGTGCGCGTGGTGCGGCCACACATTCGAGGCACACGAACACTTGCACCGGCGCACCTACTGTTCGATCTGCGACTGCACGGAGTTCGTGCCGCGCCGATGGTGGCACCACTTTATGCGCTGATACGTGCGCGCCCGAGTCCACCAGGAAACACCTTGGCAATCGCACCATTCGAGCCCGTGATGCCAGTAGGCTTCAACAGTCCGTAGTGCATGCCCACGGCGATGATGAACGTGAGAACGAAGTTTCCGAGCGTCGGCCCGAGCGTGAACGTTCCACCGTGCGCGAGCATGTCGCTACCGGCAGCAGTGAGCGCCGAGAGCAGTAGCAGCACAACGGCTTTCACCCACGAGTCTGCGAGTTGCTTCGTGACGAGCGCAACGACCATCGGCAGCACAACCGCTAGCGCGATGTCGAGATATGTTGGGTCGATCGTAACAATGGCGTTCATCGGACTTCCCTTCGTGCTCGCTGTCTGCGAGCGTGTAGAGCGATGAGGCACGTGACGTAAAGCGTTGCGGCAGCGCCGATCCAACGGCGCTCGATGAGCGCGAGTTCGTCACCATGAACAACGGTGACGGCGATGACCGCTACTGCCCACGCGGCCATGATGATAAAGTGAATTACGATCGACACGCGACGTCGACCCGGAAGTACTTCGTACGCAAGGACTCCCGACAGTCCGAGCAGCAACGCGCTCGCAGAGTTGACTATCACTAGGCTCATTATGTCAGCGCTCATCGTCATCATCCTTTCGCGTGATACGCACGGCGAACACGCCACCGACGATCGCGAGGAATACAGCGTTGACCGAGTCGTTACCCTGATAGTCCGAAAGCACTACTCCGAAAACGAAATTGGCGAACCACGCGACGCAGGCGACAACGAGCATGAGACTCACGACCCATGGTCTGACTATCGGTCCGTTGCGCGTCATGGTCGCATGATAAATCGGATCAGGTTGCCGTGGGTGGCAACACGTCAACTGTCACCCGCAGGCGTGACAGGGCGACGTCGACCGCTTCCGTCACAGCCGCCAGCACCTCGGGCGAGATCGACCCCGTGCCGAGTTTCGCCACGTCCTCGTGAAGGTCCGCCACTGCAGCAGTGAGACTCGCGACTGCCGTTGCGACAGTTGCGATTTCAGAGTGAGCACGCATTGCCTCCACGTATGCCAGTGCGAGTGCGTCGCCGATCGTGACGTGGTCGCCGAAATCAACGAACGGGCGGGCAGGATCTTTCGGGTCGGCCGACTCGCGCACGAGTCCCTGTAGTCGCGTGTTGAAAATCGTTGCGACGTCTGTCGAATCGATTGGCATGATTCCTCCACTGAGTGATTGCAGTTCTGCCATCGTCATATCGGTGACCGATGCGTCGTGCGGCGAACCGTTCGGACCACCGACGGGATACGTCGATGAGTGTTGCCATATCATCGGTTTCGATCCCCAGTAGTGAGTAGCCGGACGCTTCATGACATCGGGCCACGCCGTGCGACCGTTCCACAGTGTCGGGTAGTTCGGCCACCACCATGCACAGAAATGCTTCTGCCACACCGCGTATTGCGGGTGTGTGAGATACGGACCGTAGATGCCAGGGATGCGACCGGTGCGATCGTGTACACGCGTTGCCCAGTCGACGCCCCATTGCGCGAGCGCGACTGCCGACAGCCCTTGCGGATTCGATTCGCAGTCGAGCCAGTAGATGTCAGACTCTTGTGCCGCAAGGGGTTTCACGTAGTCAACGAAATAGTCTGCCTCGTAGACTGCGGCGCGACCGAATGGGAAGTGGTACGCACCACGCACGCACGGCAAGCCAGCGGCCCCCGCCCAGAACCGTGGGAACGATGGGTCACGAACGCCGTTCGACTGTATGGCGCGCATGAACAGAAAGTCGAGCGAGTAGTTCGTGATGAGATCGTGAGTGTTGTCGGGCCGTTGGTAATCGCTGATATCCATGCCGTGCAACATGTTTCGTCACCCCTACACGAATCGACGCGGGACGACTGAGAGATCGAGATACGACAACGTCTGCGTCCCGGACGCGGCGGTGCGATATGCCTGCACCGCAACAGTTACCGCACTCGCCCCGCCCGGAATACTGAGTCTGCCATACCCTGTCGCCTGCAGCGTTCCGCCTGTCTGAGTGTCGACTGCGATCTGACCCCAACCTTGACAGATACCGCCCGGACCGGCCGCGAGCGTGACGCCACCGGATGCGACGGGACAGGCACGAAGGTCGCTCGCTGACACCGACATCCATGAGCCGTAGTACACATCGCATTCAAGCGCGTATGCCGACGATGGATTCGTGATCGAAACCGACGCTGTCCCACTGGGTATCGCTGCCCACGACGTAGCCGTGACGGTACGCGTGCCACCGTCGTACGACTGCTGCGCGGCGGGTAGCGCACCGGGCCACAGTGCCACCCATGCCGAGCCCGTGTACACGGTGACTGCGTTGATGTCGTTAAGCCAGCACTTCATGCCTTCGATCGGCGACGTCAAGAGTGCATCTCTCGCAGACGCATTCGCGAATCGCATATTGGAGTACGGGCCGATCGAGTCGATCGCATTCTTGATGTGCGCAGGGACGTCGACCTGGTCGTCCGTCAGCGGATATGCGAAACCGTAACTGTTGGTTGCCATCTCGCGCCTACCTCCTGTAAGTGAACTGCAGCGCTCCCGACGAGCGCGAGTCGGCCAGCGATGCATAAACGATGTATGGTGTGGAACTGCCGATGTAGCAACCGATTCCCTTGGCGCCACCGTCTGCGAGCAACTGCCCTACCCACGCGGGATAGTCGAGCCAGCCTGCCGTATTGGTCGCGAGTCCTCCGATGTTGTAGTCAGTACTCGCGATGAGCGACGGTGCGCCCGATGGCTGACTCGCGTGGTCGTGCGCCCAGATGGTGCCTTGTCGTTTCGCGAAATCCCCACCACTCGCGCGAACCATGTAGAGTTTCAGACCGAGAATCTCTGCACCCTGCAGACCGTCATAGATTTTCGTCCCGTAGAACCAACATCCGGTGTTGAGACCGTAGCCGCCATAGTCACCTTGGATCGCTTCCGTTCGATCCGTCCGCCAGTTCGAACCACGGTACGACGCAACGTCATTCGCTGTGAATGTCACTGTCTGCACCGTGGGCGCGGGTGTCGGCGAGATCGGCGGTGTCGGTGTCGGTTGCGACGGGTCGGGCGCCTGCCCTCGTGGTGTCGTGGGATCGGATGGATTCGTGATCGCATCGACAACGATTCTGCGCGAGCCTTGTGCCACCACCATGACTACGTCGTTGACTGCCGGTGCGTAGCCACGTAGGTGCGGCAACGTCACCGACGAGCCATCGATGCTGACGACGACGACACCCGTTCCGGGAGTAGCCATTACGGTGCCCAGCACGAACGACGCTCGATCGCCTTGCGGCGCAAGCACATCCGCGAGCGTGAGTGCCATCGTTTTCTCCTAGACCTGCGTGAGCGTTTCGGTCGAACCGTTGATCCTGTAGACATTGATCTTGTTGCCGGTGTTCGTGCTTCCAGGATCGATGCCACCGGAACTGCCAGGGTTGTTGAGCCAACGGTTCGTGGCGTTGATGAAGTTGCCGCGTGACGTGCCGTTCAACTTGAGAACGTATGTCTGCGTACCACTTCCGGCACGATCCATGGCGGCGCAGTTGATGACGTTGCCGTGAGAGTTGTTGAGCAGCACCGCCGGGTACGATCCTGCACCCGACGTCGAGTTGCTGTCTGCCACAACGTCAAGCACGCACGACATCGATGCATTGATGTAGTAACCGGCGGCCTTGTTGTCCTGCGCTTCACATCCGTCGAGGATGACCGTGCCCGAGTTGCAGTTGTTGATATAGAACCCGTGGCCCGACGCTGCAGTGACTTGTCCGGAATACCATGCCTTGCAACAGGTTAGCCGCACGCTGCCCTGTCCGTCGATGAGGAATCCCGCGAGTCCGTTGACACCTGCGACACACTGAGACAGGTTCGTGTCTGCACTCGGGACGAACCCGTTGCCGTCGCAGCCACGGATGAACACGCGAGACAGGTTCATCTCGCTACGTCCGTTCGCGTTGTAGCCGTCGCCCTTCATGTTCCAGACGTGCACATCCGTGATCGAGTTGTGCATATCCCAACCAATGGAACTGTTGTCGTTCGTGCTTGCGTTCCATAGTGGGTTGGTGACTGCCGAAATCCCTTGCGTCGCTTGGCCCGAGTTGTTGGCCTTGTTGCCGTCGAGGCGCAGTCGATGTATGCCAGCGTTGTGACAGTTCGCATCCGTGCCGTTCGACGTGTAGAACTTGAGCATTGCACCGTTGATGTTGGTCGAGTTCGCCTGCTTGAAAAGTGTTGCGGTGCCATCGGTTCCGAGTCCCCACCCGTCGCCGACGACTTGCACCGCCGACTTGATCGTGACCTGTCCAGTCCAGTTGTACGTTCCTGCAGCGCAATACACCATGCCACCACCCACGCCATAGCAGGTGTCGCATGCTGTCTGCACGGCAGAACTTGTGAACGCAGTTGGTGTGTGGACAGCCATCGCTTACCCTCCGAAAAAGAGTGCTGAGACTTGAGCGGTCGTGATTGCGTACGGAGTGCCACCGCTGCCACCGCCACCGGTGCCGCCGGTCATGTCGGCAACGACAGTCGCCGTAATCGTCACTGAGACAGCGGCATACGCGAAACCTGTCGACGGTGGGCCGGGCGGTGTCGGTGGGTTGATCGAGGTAACCGACGAATCGAGCGCGCGCACCGATACGCTCATCGCGCCCGGTGTGAGTGGGAGTGTGAGCCTGACGACGCGGCCAGCGATTTCCCTGTCCGGGAGAACGACTTTCACCGGGTCGTCAAGTTCAATGAGGAAATTGGGCAACGTGTCGAACGTGTACACGCGGTCACGTCCGCGCTTGTAGGTGTTGAGTCTCGTTGCGGCAGCAGCGCCAGCGGACGCGGCTGTCAACAGCAACGGGCTCGACAGGAACGCGGGCACCCTCCCGAACGGCCCCCCGTAGAGCGTGGGTGACGCGCCGTCCAAGTCGTAGGCGTAGCCGACCACCGGCGCGTAGTCCGAGCCCGTGGCCTCACCGGTGGCGACCACGGCATTGACGACGCCGTCACGTGTCGACTCGATCGTGTAGTCGATGATCGATCCACCATCACCCACGGTGAAAGTCCATACCGGAGTAGCGGTATCAGCGACCGGCAGGCGTAGAGCCAACTGTCCGTCCGAGTCGATCGCGATGACAGCACCGATCGAATCGGCCAACTCCGCGAGCGCCTTCACCCGATCCTGCTCGTAGACAATGGCTTTCGGAATACCCCTGTCCGACAATGTGTTGTCGACGTTGCCGAGCGGAACGAGTCCACGCACGAGTCGTGCGATCTCACTGAGAACCGTTGTGTTGGAAGCGGGTTGGTCACCCGCCAGGAATCGGGCGTCGGCCAGGATCGCTACTCGGTCGTGAGCCGTAACCTCGATCTGCGCACCGGCCGAACGCCACCCACCACTAGGCAGGCGACGCCACTTCTGGTGAGTGACCGAGTTCTGTATCCGATACCATCCGACTGAGATCGGTTGCGCGAGTGGCGAACCTGCAGAGATGACGGCCTGCGACACGTGGATCTCTTGACCGAAACTATTGAGCGGATCGGTCGGCAGCAATGGCGAGAGTGAACCGTCTGCGTCAGCGACTGTGAGACTAAGCGTTCCGTGGACATCCTGATCGATATCGAAATCGATCTTACCATCGGTAACCGGAAGTTGTTCCAGCACAGGCGAACCGTCGTACCACACGTCAGCCCATGACAGCAGTTGGAAACTGCCGCCGAGTGCGGACGCCACGCCTGCCGGTGCGAATCTCATAGTCCACCACGCTGCGCCATCTGCAGATAAGTCAAGTTCGCGTCCGACAGGTTGCGATACGTGTAGCCGTGTGCAGTGAGTTCGGTATACGAATGGATCGGCCCGTTGATCGAGGCAGACGGACGTGTGATGAAAGTGACTGCGCCGGAAAAGATTCGAGTTGGTTCCTGTATCGCACCGACACGTCGTTCCGTCACGTCACCCACACCAAGGAACACGGCGCCGATGTCCCACGACGGATCAGGTGCGCGAAACAGTACGATCGGTGTCGACAGCAGAACGCTTCTCAGTGCCTGCGTGTCCGCGAGCGTGAACGTCGCGAAAGTGATTGTACCGGAACCCCTCTGTCGCACGCCTGCCACCATGACCGGCGTACTGCTCCCGATGATCGGCAGGATCGCTGACTGGACGTTCATCGCGCGCTCCGGAAACGCCTGCAGGCGAACGGCAACCGCGCTACCAGGCACGAGCGGATCGGACAGCCATGAGAGTGCGTTCGACTGAGTGACCGTGATATTCGTTCCAGCCGACTCGGTCGATGCCTCGCCTACGCCGTTCGTGGTGTAACTCGAATACGTCGACTGCTCACCGATCGGTGGCTCATAGTCGTCCACGAAGAATGTGCCTGCCACCGTGGCATCCTTCGCGCCACGCACGTACACACTCTCGCCGTCGATATTGGTGCGTCGCACGGTGACCGTGGCGGCGCCTGCCGCCATGCTCGAAACTGTCACTCGCACACCAGGACTCGGTGTCGTCAAGAGTGCGACTGCGACCGTGGGTGCGGCATCCATTATCGGCCAGCCCTTCGGTTACTCGCGGCGCGAACCGCAGTCGTCATACCCTTGTCGACCTCGGTGCGAATGATTCCCTTGAGTTCGGTATCACCGATGAACACGCGAACCTCAAGGCCACCTGACATCTCGTCCGGTCCGAGCACGCGCTCGGCGCGTCCAGTTCCGTTGTATGCCAACGTGTATCCGGGCTGCAACCACCCGCCGTCGTCGTACCAGTGCGGACTACGTGACAACCACTTCGCGTAGGCATTCGCCGGTGAGCCGTACGCACCTTGAATGTACTTGAGTCCGGCTGCGATCTGCGTTGCGGGATCGCTCGACTTGCGTGCGCCGACACTGGCCCATGTCGAATTGAGAAACTGTGCGATGCCGTATGCGGTCGACGTCGGATTCTGCGCGTTGTTGTTCCAGCCCGACTCACCATTCCATAGCGCTAGCAACGCGTCCCACTGTCCACCTGTCCACCCGTACGACGCGGCCATGATCTTGCCGAGCGTGCGATTCGGCGTGTTCGCTGTACCGGCACCACCGGCAGCGAATACGCCTCCCACCGAGCCAAGTGCTTCGAGTGCCTTCGCGGGCAGGTTGACAAGTGCGACGAGACCACGAGTCACCATGGCGCTGAGTGCTTTCGGAAGCGAACCGAACACAGTCTTAGCGATGTCGAGCGACGACGTAGAGGCGAGTCCCTTGATGAGACCTTCGAGCATGTTCACGCCGAGTCCCTCGAAAACCGATGAGGGAGAATGGATTCCGAAAAAACTCTTGACAGCATTAACGATCTTCTCGCCGATACCCTTGACCCATTTCCACGCTTCGCTTGCGGCATTAGTCATGCCGTTCCACAAGCCTTGAATCATGTCCTTCGCGGGACCGACAAGCCAGTCCTTCGCGCCGACGAACGCGTCCTTGACTTTCTTACCGAATTTAACGAAGAATGCCGCGATCGCTGAAAACCTGTCGAACATGTCACCGATCGCAGGAATGACAACCTTCGTCACGATGAACACGAGCGCTCGGAACGCTACTGCGAGAACGACTGCTACGACACTGGCAAGGAACGCGAGCGTCGGAAGCACGTACTTCGAGATGAAGTTCCACACCTTCGAGAGTGCGTCACCTACGCCCTTACTGTTACCGGCCGCGTCCTTGAATGCACTCGAAATCTGATCCCATGCGAATTGGAAGATCGGCATGACTTTCGACACTGCATCTTGAATCGACGGCCACAACTTGTTGGCGAGGAAATCCCATACTGCACCGACAGCCTTCTTCGCTCCGTCGAGCGCTCCGACGAAAGTCGTTCTGAGAGTAGCGGCGAAACGCGCGATGTTGTCGTCATCGTCACCGATCGCGTAATCCGTGTCGGTCAGTACGGCCATGAACTCGCCTTGTGCAGTGTTCACGTCACCGAGTCCGTTGACCCAACCTGCGAGCCCGTCGGCCAACTTCGTCAAGGTCGGCAACGCCTTCGTCCCGATGTCACGGAACGTATCGGCGAACGAATCCTTTAGTCTCGCAATGCTTCCCTGCAGTGTCGAGCCTGCAGCCTTCGCAACTCCACCGAACTTTTTCTCAAGTTCACCGAGGATGATCTTCTGTGCGTCCATCGTGCGACCACTCGCGACGAGCGCCTTGATCTGCGACGTCTGCCCGGCAGTGAACTGAACACCCGCCTTGCTTAGTGCAGTGAGTCCCTTGACAGGATCCTGTAATGCCTTGCCTACCTTGATGTTCGCGCCTTGTAGGTCAGTGCCGAGTGCAACGCTCATGTTGAGCGCAGCCTTCGTGGCTTGGTTGAAAATGTCGTTACCCTTGCCAGACTCGTTGCGTACCTTCGTGAATGTCTGCAGTACGTTCTCGCCGTTGATGATCAGCATCTCATCGATACCCGACAGGTCTTCCAGTGACGACGCGAGTCCCTGCACTCCCTTGACCGAGACACCTGCCGCGCCACCTGTCGACTTGATTACTGCGCCAGTCTTTTTCGCAAGGACTTCGTAGTTGATCGCCTCTTTCACGCCGTCTGCCATCGCTGCCGTGAGCGCTATCGCTCCCGTGATTGCCGCACCGGCGAACGCTTTCGCTGCAGTGACACCGAGTTTCCCGAGTCTGTCGCCGACCGTGTCAGCCGTTTTCGAGACACCCTTGTCGCGACCGATGAAGTCGAAAAAGATACTGTGAGTGGACATTTCACACCCGCTTCTCGAACTCATCGAGCACGGCTTCGATGCTGCGTCCGACCTGCGGCGCTTCGGTCCTCATCACGTTGTCGAACCATCCTGGCCTACTGCGCTGATCGACCCACCGGTCGCTACCGTAGACCGGGTGACGCCAGACACCGCGATTCATCAACTGCGGCAACCTACCTCGCGTGCCCAGCGGTTTCTTAGGAACGCCGATGCGCAACGATGTCTCGCCACCGCGTGTCGTGATCTGTGTGCGCATCACACGTGCGATCTCGCGACGCAGGCTCGGCCGAACGTCACGAGCGAACCGTCCCTGCGAATCCCTGCGCTGACCTGCACTGCGAGAGGGCAAGTCGCGAGCAGCGGCACGTCCCTTCGCGAGCGCGGGAGATGCCGCCTTGCGCAACGACTTTCGCATGTCCTTCGGTAGTTCCCTGCTAGCGGCCTTGAGTTTCCTTGAGAGGGAAGCCAACTCGCGACCGACTGACGCATCGACAGATACCTCGATCACGATTCACCTCTCTCTCAGTCCGAGTGCACGCAACAGGATCGACTGTTGTTCGTCAACCTCGATTTCCTCTGTGTACAGCCACTTGTCGAATTGCTCACGCTCCTCGTAGAGGTTAGGTAGTGCCGTGACACCTTCACCGAATACGTTGTACAGAGCCGCAATCTGTCGATCCGCAAGCGTGCGTGTCTTGACCTCGTCAACGAGAATCGTGTACACGACATCGCACACCTGCTCAATCGTCAGTGCTTCTGCGCCTGCAATACAGCCTGCTGTAAGTCCGGCCGACCCTGCAGTAATTCCATTGCCCGAGAGGAGGAATCGGCCGTTGAGTTCGTCCCAGTGTTCTCCCGCCCATCCGATGAGTCGGACGGCGGCACAGTAGGGCGGTTCGTCATATCCTCGAAGATCCCTTGAATGATCTCCACGAACACTTCCGGCTGAGTCTCGAAACGTGCTGAGTTACGCCGGAAGTCGCGATACTGACTGGCGCCCAGGATCATCTCGAAAAACTCGGCCATGAACGCCATTGCTTCGGGCGAGTCTGCCGGTGTGTTGTGGAGTCGTGCGATCTCGCTGAGTTCCAGCGGACCCAACTCGCGACAGATGTATGTCGTTTCGTCAAGATCGAACGTGACCGGTGCAGGCTGCGCAGTCGGCTTCTTGGACACGTACTTTCGCATGACTATGCCCTCGCCGTTCCAGCAGAGTAGAACTCGAACGGGATGCCGGACGCAGGAACCTCAAGGTTCCATGACGTCGGGATGACAGCGAAACTCGGCGCTTTCTTGAACGCACTCGCGACCTTGCCCGACGAAAGCGTCTGGTAGCAGATGAGTCTCGTGGTGTTGTCGAGCGACTCCCATCCGATCATCGCGCGAACCTCGCTGCCGGGCGTGGGCGGTCGCAGTCTGTTCAACTGCGTTGCGCCGGAACCACTTACGACCGACAGTGCTCCACCGTTGAGCGCCTTCGCGAGGTTCGCGAGCGTGTACGACGCAAGGTTGAACGCAATCGTTCCGGCACGTCCCGTGGTGACGTAGCGAATCGGGTCGAGGAACTCGGCGACGCTGATCGCTTCGACGGACAGGTCGTACTCGAATTGCGAGCCGTCCTCTGTCGCACCGAGATTCACCCACGGGCCAGCCCATGAGTCAGTAAACACGCTGCCCGCGACCGTGTTCGACGGAATCGACGTCGCCGTCGGCGCCCAGAACAGATAGCCAGGATCGGTGAGCAACGTTGGGGTTGCAGTCGTTGCAGGCATTGCATCCTCCTAGGGTGCGCTGATTACGGCGAACGTGACGGACGCTGAGACCGACCATGACACTCCGACGAGACCGTCTGCCGGGTCGACGTAGGGCCATGCTCTCGGAACGGCGATGAACGCCATTCCCGTTGTGGCAGCAATGGAACTTGACGCACGATCAGTGACTGCGAGATCGCCATCTGCGTTGTCGAGCGTGACAAGTGTTGCTGTCAGCGCCGCTCCATTGGCATTCTTGATGTGCAGTACCGATCCGGGCGGGACACGGTCCCCACCACCGGCCGCTGCGTTGTACGTCGCATTGAGTCCGGCCTTCGGAATGGCTTGCGCCGCATAGGTTGCCATCGCTTACAACCCTGCCTCTCTGTTCGCCTGCTCCGCTGCGGCGACATCGGCTGCGAGCGGCTGCGCGTCGGCACCGAACGGACGCACCACCGGCACCGGCCTACCCGCGTCGTCAAGTCGTCCCTCGGTGACATCGTTCCGCGAGACAAGGCCACGCGTGACGTGACTGACCGGCACCGCGTCGCCCTCGTTGAATGCGCGCACGCCGTCGATGTTGATTGCATACTTCGCCGTGTACACGCCCCACTCTGCCACCTGTGCGGCCTGGAACGCTGCGAGTTCCGTTGGTACGGTGGGAGTTTCCTTCGCTGCCATGTCGAACCCTTTCTGCTAGATGACGACTGGACGCGCCATGCACTCGATACGGAACTCGATCGTTACGACGAGCCCTTTCGACGTCTGCGATTGCCGCATACTCCACGATCCGACACGAGCGGATGCGAGTTGCTGCACGCCGAGAGTGATGCCAGTTGTGTTCGGGCGCAACAGTGCTCGCACTGCTCGATAGGTCTGCGAGGCTCGAGCCCGTCGCGTTGTCTGATCGCTTGTCTCGCCCGACCACGCTTCTGCCACACAGAGAATCGCGAACGACTCCGACTCCACTACTCCCGGAAGATTTTCCCCGATGTCACTTGCCTCGATCGCAAGTGTGGGATCATCGACTGTCATGCCGATGAACAGCCTGTTGCCCTGATCAGCGGAAGTGACTGCGGCGCCGTCGCTTATGCTCACACCTTCGAGCGTGCGGCCTGCCTGTGTCTCAACAAGGCACGCGCTCACGAGCGCTTCGAGTGTGTCGAGCACGGTGTCACTCATGCGACTCGCGGTCCTCTCGACTCGGGTTGAATGAGTTCGAGAACCCTTCTTGGGACTGTGTATTCGCGACCCGAGACAACGAACATTTCTTCATCCTGCGGGTCGTACGGCACAATGTTCTGCGCGAGCCCACCGCGCTGAGTCTCCCACAAGTGGCGCACGATTTCCTTGCTCGCATGCGTGAGCGACGCAGGCATGATCTCGCGACCGGCGATGTAAGTCACCTTGTACGGACCATCGAAGAATCCGAACGCGTCGAGTCTTTCGACTCTGCCCGAATCCTTCTCAAGTGTCGTGAAGTTGACCGGAACAATCGCGCCATAGTAGAGATACGGCACGATCGAAAGCACTTGGATCACAGGCGGATTCGACAGCCACAGACTCATGCCATTCGGCTTGCGTTCGTCGACAATCGTCGTGCGCGCCGTCGTGCCTGCACGATCGTTGATGATTTCCGTTGACACACGTAGCATCTCGTACAGTTCGTCGTCGTCCGTGTGCAACGTGACGTCCTTGTTGAGATACACCTTCATGTCATCGATGCTGACGATATTCTGCGAGTCAGTCGGCAGTACCTCGAACGTGAACCCGCGCAACGTTTTCGGATTCGTCGTGAGCCAGTAGCCAGTCATGCGACCGACTGTCGTCGTTGGATAGTCGTACTTGAAGTTTCCCGTTGGTGAGCCTGTCGGCGAAACGACTAGCGGTGGAGTGACTTCCGTACCGTTGGGCAGGAACACGTGAAGTTCGATGGTCGACGGATCGACCGGTGCGAGCGCCTCATTGAATACTTGATACGTGAGGCGTTCGATACCACCGACGAAAACTGTCACTTAGTCACCGTCCCTCTCGGAGTCGTACGCCGTGCCAACCGAGCCGAAACCTGCGCGACCATCGGGCGCGGTTCCCCTTCCAGTGCGAGCGTACGACGATTGGCCGACCCCTGTACGTGAGCCCGGTGGAGTGCCGACACCTGTCCATCCTGTGCCATACGTGTTCTCGTGTGACACAACGGCTATCGCGAGTGCCGTTGCGACTGTCTGCGCTGTCACGCTCGTAAACAGTCCGGCCCGAGCCGCGACCGTAGATGCCGCTGTAAGGCTCTGAGAAACGCTGCCCCGGTGGTCTTGCCGGGTAGTCGCAATGACGCTGGCAGCAACAGACGTGGCGACGTCTGCGACCACTTGCCGGGCCATGGTTGCCGTGACGGAAGCGGTCACCGTGGCAGCGACATCACCGGACTTCGCGCCACCGGCCACGCTGGCAGCGGCAACCGCACCGGCCGTGATCGTTGCCGTGGTGCCCGTGTACACGCCGACCATTGCGCTCGCTACTGCACCGGCCGTGACCGTGGCCGTGACTGCGGCGACCGGGCCGACCGTCGCGCTCGCAACCACCCCCGCCGTCTGCGTGAGAGTGACTACGGCGTAACGATTGACGACAGCAGTTGCGATCGATCCTGCCGTGATCGCCTGCGAGACATCGCCTGTCCTCGCGACTATTGCCGCGACAGTCGCTGCAGCAGTGATGGTCTGACTGACATCACCTGTCTTCGCACCGGTTGTCGAGGCAGACGCCGTGACCGCTGCGGTAATGGTCTGACTGACGTTCGCGAATCCTGCTGTCTGTGCCGCGACAGTGCTTGCGGCAGTAACGGTCTGAGTGACGTTACCGACATCGCCCGATACACCTGCAGCCGTGACCGCTGCAGTAACCGTCTGCGTCGTACCGGCTATCGCACCCTTGACACCGACAACCGTTGCGCCCGCTGTGATTGTCTGACTGACGTTGCCGACATCACCTGATACACCCGCGACTGTGGCTGCAGCAGTGATGGTCTGGCTGACGTCGCCTGTCTTACTGCCACCACCACCGACCGACGCCGACGCCGTGACTGCAGCAGTGACCGTCTGACTGACGTTGCCGTACAGTCCTTCGATTGCCGTGACTGTGGCTGCAGCAGTGATGGTCTGGCTGACATCGCCTGTCTTCGCACCAGTCGATCCGAGAATCTCAACGACGACACCGTTAGTCGCAACAGCGGTATTCGTGAAACCTAGTGTCTGTGCGACCGTAGCGACAGTGCGGTTAGCGCTAATGAACTCGGCATGCGTACAACCATTCGTGCCGTCGTTGGTCGTACCGAACGGCGCAGCAATCGACGTCGCTGCATTCGCCGTCCACGATTGTCCGGCAACGACATACGAAATCGCACCGACGATATATCCCTGACTGGCGGTCGGAGTGAGTGCCCGCGTGAGGGACGTTGCGCCCGTGCCTGCCTTCGCTGCAGTCGATACATGGGTCGCCACGTCAGCAGCGCCCGTAAAGTTCACCACGCTGAGATCGAGACCGACTGCGCCGGAAGCGGTTGACGTGACCGTGCGCGCGGCAGGCGACGCGCCGACGTCCTGCATCCATACTTCTGTCGCAGCATCCTCGTTCGTGTTGTAACGCAGGATGAGCGTCCATGAACCCGAAAGCGAGTCTGTGACAGCGGTTGTGATAGGTGCTGCTACGGCACCGGTTGCGACGACTGCCACTAGTAGTGAATTGGCTTGTGGCGTAAAGGATGCCGTGGTTGCCGCCGAGCCTGTATTCGTGGCACGAGCGGGTGACGTCCCGAATTGAACGACTCCCGAACCTGTGACATTCGCTGTGGCTACCGCTGCGGCAGTGATGGTCTGAGAAACGTTGCCATTCTTGTTCGGGACGTCGGCAACGGCAGTAACTGCGGCAGTGACTGTCTGCGAGACATAGGCACTATGGTTACCCGACTCACGTAGTCGGACGATGAGTCCGGGACCACGCACATTCGTCGTCGTGCCACCGGCGGTCGCCGTCATCGTCGGAGTGCCGGAACCCGTTCCCGCAGTAGCGGGTACGCGGAAGATAAACCCGCCGATGTCGTTGCCGATCGAACTGTCAGGCTCACTGATCTCTGTTGCCGTGCCGAATGTCGTACCTGTCAGCGAGAGCGCTTCGGCAGAAAACTGTGCGGGAGTAGTGATGTCGGTCGGGATACACATCGCCCCGATACACAAGTCGCCATTGGCAATCTGTATCGACCCGATGGTGATCGATACGTTGCCTGCCGACGTATCGGCACCTGTTGCGCCCGTAGAGGTTAGGTCACCTGCGGTGCTGGTAACCCGCAATATCTGGCCCCATGCGACATTGGCACCAGTGATAGTGACTGTGAGAGAGCCACTCTCGGTACCGTCGGCTAGTTTCGTCCATGCACCGATTGACGTATTACCAGTGTCCGCACCAAGCGTTGTCGAGTAGCCACCCTGGAACAGCAGTGACGTGACGGCCGTCCATCCGGCGGGGTCGTTGAATGAGCCTGTGTTCGCTACCGTCGGCTTGAATCCGACGATGAGCACGAGCATGTCACCAGCAACGATCGACGCAGGATACGCCGGTGCGATCGTTGCCGCGTCTGCCGACGCCGAGTAGGCGAGAGCGCCCGCCGACTGGTAGGTGATAGCCACTCTCTACCTCCCTCGGCTCACCACTTCCCTTGTGTGGGAATCGGTTACGCGGCGGCAGGCGTGTAGGAGAGAGTGAGCGTCGTGAGCGTGAGCGTGTTCGTGTTCACAACCGACTGTGCCGCAGTCAGAGTGGCCGACTGCATGAAGTTGCCGCCGGTGCTCGCATCCCACATGGAGATATGCGAAATCGTTTCCGTCGTCGTCATCGTCCATGACGACACGGTCGACAGCGTCATCGAAAGGTTAGCCGCTGCAGCGAATGTCACCTGATTGCGCGTGACAACCGCACTCGGGCTGGTAGTTCCGGCCGAGCCAGGATCGCCCGTGTGCAACTTCGCCCAGATGGTCACACCTGTGAAAGTCGTTGTGCGGTAGATGTTGAGGATGCCATTCCCCATTGCCGCCGAGAGTCCTACAGCCATCGCGGATCACCCTTCGTTTCTACTCGATACTCACCGGATTGCAGACCTTGCACTCCGGGACACATGGGGCGTTGTGTGTCACCTCTGCGGTTGCGATGACATTGATGTCGACTGTCTTGCCGTCGGATTCCATCACTGCCCCCTCGTCATCATTACGTCGCTACCTTCACTTGCGATCCTCGGCGCGATCTCCTGAAAACGCTTCTGCAACAACACTTCGTCGTCACCCTCCATCGTGTACACGCTCGGGTCAATGCTTGCGACGACCGAGCCGTACGCCATGCCGAACTCGCCACGCAACCGTGCAAGTAATCCGACTTCGTCCATCGGCCACGCATTCGCCGTGTACACGTCGACCGGCGCGAGAATGCCTGGTGTGCGCGAGAAGTCGCCGCCACGCTTGATGACGTAGTCACGCCGGATCAACAGCGCCGACGCGCGACCACCTGTCATCGTTGATGGGTCGGATGTGTCGAGCAGGCCGACGACCGACGCATTCCGTTCTGTCGCAACGTGCATCGCCTGATCGAGCCAGCCGGGCCGGAAGTCCATACCGTCGTGCGCGACGACAACCCAGTCGTTCTCCTCAACGCTCGTATTGTCGAACAGATAGTTGATCTGCTCAGCCCGCGTCATGTCACGCGCCAGCAAGATGACATCCTCTGCGCCAGCATCGGCCCACTGCGAATCGCCACACGTCGTTGCGACAGTCACAGTCGCGAAACCCGTTGACGCACGCAGACTCTGCATGAACTTCTCGGCACGCTCGCCCGAGTCCGCCTGTACAAGAACGCGAACCGAACTCGGCGCAGGTGGTGCGATGATGGTCGACCAGAAGTCAGGCTCTGAGATCCACACCGACTTGTGGTGTGACGTGCGCACACCGGTGTGAACGTAGAGAGGAATCCCGAGCGCGGCGAGACGCACGCAGAACGAGATGTCTTCTCCCATAAGGTTTCCGCCCGTGGAAGGATTCGGCGTCCGGGTATACCAGTTGTCACCGAACTCTTTCCGAACCCGTTCGAGCGCCGTGCGATGAATGAGAATCGCAGCGGAACCCGTTGCGCCACACTGTATGAGCGAGTTGACCGGATACGTCGAGCGGCCGAGAAACCCCGATTCCTCGCCGACCGTCTGCCAGTCGAGCACCACGGGACGCGGCGTACAGCGATACCCGCCCATGCCGTCCGGCCCGATTTCCTTCCACGAGAACGCCAGTGCCCCAACGACCGGGCGTTCCTCCGCGCTCGCAACTTCGAGCAACGAGTCGAGAAGTGTTGGCTCGAAACCCATGTCGGTATCGAGCCACAGCAGCCACTCGGAATCCTTGTTGTCGAGAAACTCTGCGATCGACTTGTTACGTGCGTCGCTGAGAGCGTCTGTGCCGCAACGCATTGCGAGCCATGCGCCGAGCGTATGGCTACACCCGCCTTGCATCTCGTGGCCGAGCAACTGCATCAACGACATGTGCCACGAATGGGAAACCTCGTTGTCGTGAACGTAAGCGATCGACACCACGCCACGGCTGCGCTGCATGCGCTGCTCTGCGAGGATCGCATCCTTGATCTCGCGTGCCTTGCTCTCACTCATCGGAACCTCTGTCTCATCTCATCGGACGGATATCGGACTGTGGTACCCCGCGACCCTCGGCCGACCGTCCGATGAAACCGGCCGAGAGTCGCGGGTGTTCTAGTCAGCCTTCGTGACTGTGACGGAACGCTTCTCGCCCGGTGCAGCACTGGCCGACTCGGGCGGTGGCGTCACTTGCTTGTGCTTGAGTGGCGGATCGGTCGGGTCGCCCTCGTACGCTCCCCACGGCAACGCCGAGCCAGGCACGGCCGGGCGCGACGTACGAACGTCGACAGGCTCGGCCTGGAACCAGTCCGGGTGCGACTTCACGACATCGTCGTTGGAGTCCCACGGTTCGCCGCGATTGATTGCGACAGTAGGGGTTACCCACGTCGAGAATGTTGCGAACACAACTGCCATGACATCTTCTCATTTCGCTCTTGTCGATCGGCTGGCAGTGAGTCGCGAAACCCACTGCCAGCCAACCGAACTCATCGGACTTGTTCGACTACGAGTTGACCTGCAGCCGGAATCCCGCGTCGTTGACCGAGTTCCCGCCGATACGAGCGTACGCGAACCATCCGCGCTGCCCCGTCGGCCGGTTGTTGGTCACATCGAACAGCGTCGGAACGAGTTCGACGTTCATTCCCTGCCGACGAGCAATCACGTAGTTGGAGAAGTCGCCGACGACGAATCGCGCTTCCGCGCCAGTCGTGCCGGTGAAGTCTGCCATGTACGGATTCTCGACAACCGGACGGTTGAACAGAACCTCTGCCGCACCAGCGGGCAGCGGAACCGTCGCAGCGTGGTACACGTTCGATGCACCGAACTGCCGAATTGCGTTGTTGACTCCGACACTCATCATGAACGACGCGCGCCGACGGTACTTCTGCGGCAACGCCTTCCACGTGCCGTAGACATCCTGGTACCCGAATGCGCCGTCCGTGGTCGAAACCACCTGCGACGCAGCGTTCGCCAGAAGTGCCGTGATGAGTCCACGCGGTTCGCTCGTACCGTTGCCGACCGAGAACTTGTTGATCAGCAATTCGTCGTAGCCGATCGCGAGCAGTCGCGCCATCTCGCCCTGGAAGTCGGGCCAGTCGTCACCGATCTCGATGCTGTACGGGATGAACCCGCGAGCAGTGAAGACCGTAACGCTCGGCTGAGCGATCGTGATCGAGTCGTCCGACACCGCAGTGCCTTCCGAGTCGAACGACCACGAAACACCCGCCGCGCTGACACCCTTCCACGCGTTCGTGTTCACGTCGACCTGACGCGCGAGCGCCAGGAACGGGTTGTCGGTTTCCTGATCCGTCAGGATGACTGACGGGTCGATGAAGACCGGAATCGCGAAACCGCCTGTGGTAGTAGTACCTTCGGCCGCTGCGCGGTACTCCTCGTAACGCAGCATCGCGAGTCGCTCCTCGTCCGTGAGGATTGCGACGTTGCCGCGCGTCATCAACTTGAAGAATGCCGAACGATACCCGTCATTCTCCGTGACGATGATGCGCCGCGCGAGTTCCGTCATTCGCGAGTTGCGCACCTGCTTCTCGAGGTTGTCGACCTGCGTTGCTGCCAGCGGGAAGTTGGACTCGCGGTCTTCGAGGATGCGCAGAGCGCCGTCACGCGCGGCTCGCCAGTCGAGCGAACGAACGTCGACGCCGAACAAGTCCTCGCTCGGCTTACGCGCGTCCGGCAGACCGGAGATCGAGCGGAACGTCTTCGACCGAATGTCGGCCGAACGCGCTGCGCGCTCCTCCAACTTCGCGTACTCCGGTGCGATGACGTCGCGCTCGGACGTGAGATCCGCCCAGCGCTCCTCCTCTTCCGGTGTGAGAGTGGCCTTGTCGGCCAGTTCCAGAATGCTCTTGTCGAGATCGGTGAGTCGCGAACGCAACTCCACCAGTCGACTGTTGTTATCTGCCATGATGTTTCGTCACTTTCCGACGCCATTGAGCGCCACGTAGGCACGACGCACGTACTGTTCGCGTGATGCCTTGTCCGTTGGGGTTGTGACGGGTGCCTCGTTCGGCGGCGCGTCGTTCTCTGCCGGGTGCGCATCGCGCGGCGCGGCATCCTCGGGATTGGCCTCTCCCGAGTTGTCTTCCAGCGTAGCCGTTTCCGACTCCGCAGTCTCGTTGTCCTCGTCGCCCTCGTCACCTTCGCGTACCGGCAGGTCGAACAGTATCGCCCGTGCGATCTCTGCGGCCGAGAAAGTGGGAACGTGATTCACTCCGGTTACCAGCATCTCTCGAACCTTCCGTGCGAGCGCGGGATCGTGAACGATTTCGGATGCCGTGCGAGCGGCGCGGACTGACACGTCGGTGCCCTCGTACGCAGGGAACACGACCGGCCCGAGTTCCGGCACGCGAACTTCGACAAGTTCACGACGCAGCGGACCACGGTCACCGGGTGCCCATAGCAGGTTCGCAATCTCGTTCGGGTCAGTGAGTCGCTTCCCCTTGTTGTCGAACCACCGATCGCGAATCACCTCGAATCGGAACGACATGCCGTTGATAGTGCCATTCGCAATCGCTTCTCGCACAGGCTGTATCAGCCAGTTGTCGAGCATGCGAGCACGAACGAACAGACCGTCCTTGTCTTCTTCGAGCGTGTCGAATGCACCGATCGGGATCGAGCCGACGAGCGGGTGTCGACCGTGGTCGAATTGCATGACCGGCATGCGCTCACGAATCGACTTCCTGAACATGCCGGGCATGCACTCCTCTGTGAAAGTGCCCTCCCACGAGTCGATTTCGGTCTGCTGACCGAACACCGCCGCGTGCCCTTCGAGGGTGAGCCCGTCGCCCTCGGTGCCATCCGCTGCGGCTCTAGCAGTAAACGTCGCTGACCGGATGATGGCGGGTCGAGCCGTCGCCATCGCGCCGCTGTCGAGCGTGAAAGTCGTTGCCATGTCGTTCATTTCCTCTCCTGCGTCGCGTGGCTCACTAGTGCTCTGACCTTGCCGTTCATGCCCACCATCGATGGATTCGCGCTTGTCGATCCCTCGGTATCCGTTGTGCTCTCGTCCAACTTCTGCAACTGCACCGAGAAGTAACCCGAGTGATTACCCTTGAGTCCCGAAACGTCGCCCGCCACAACGGCTTCGATGACCGCGTCGGGATTGAAGCCTGCCGTCACGAGTACCGAGATGACTGTCGCGTTGCTCGACAGAACCTCGGCCTGATCCTTGAGATCCTCACGCAGGAACGGAATGTCGCGAGCGTCGTACCAGAGTCGCACTCCCGCAGGCGTATTCACGAGCGACGCGAACGCAGCGCAGAACGCTCCCCAGAGCGGGCACATCAACGAGTCAACGAATGCACTCTTGGCCGCGTCGTAGTTGCCTTCGTTGAGCGCGCTTCCCTGCAGTCCTTCCGACAGTCCGAGCAGGACCGGCGAAACTCCCGCTGCTGCAGCGATTCTCGTTTCGCCCGCACCCTGCGTGGCTCTGAGCGACAGTTGCTCGAACGTCTGCCCGACTGTCTTGATGTCCGAACCGCCTTGCAGGAAAAGGGTTTTCCCTGCCTGCTGCGGCCCCATGTGAGCCTCTTGGAACTTTTCCACGAACGAGTCGAACTTCGTTTCATCTAGGTTCGGATCGAGACTGACCACGTGAGTCAGGTTGGCACCGTTACGAACCTGCGCCGACTTATGCGTCGTGAGCATCATGTCCGCTTCAATGTCATCCTTGACGGATGCGATCCACGACGAGCCCTTCCATCGTGAGCGGTCGGGAATCCCCTTGTAGTGCGCGATGTCTCGCGGATCGTAGATCGTTGTCTTGTTGTCGACAATGACCGCGTAACCCAAGAGTTGTTCTGCCACACGGTTTCCCGAGACTTCATCAACGACGGCCGAGAACAGAATCTGCACCGTGTCAGGATTGATACGAGCGAGGTAGTCGCCGCTGCGAATCCAATACGAGTTACCGTGCACCGCGAGATCCATCTCGCACACCGCGAGTAGGTCGCGCGTTGTCGCTCCGGGCCAAGGTGTTTCGAGGATCGACAGTTCCGGTGTGCCGAAAAGTGAGCCAGGCAAGGCCCTTCCGTCGCGGAAACGCTGCCATGTCATGCGTGCTTCCGAGAACACCAGCACGCGTTTCTGCTGACACGTGTACACGATGTTAGGTAGCGATGCGTTCCCACCGGTCAGCGAAAACGATGGATACATCCTGCCACCGAAATTGACTTTACTTGTCTGCGCGAACATTTTCGCCCAGTCAGTGATCGAGATTGGAACTGTCTCGTTCGCACGAACGGGCTCACGATTCTTCTCGATGAGTCTACTGAGTAGCGTCGTCAACGCGCTCACCTCGCTTCGACTTCGGCTCGACGTCGATCACAGTGAGTCCGATGAGAACCGTTGCGACACCACCAGTGATGAGTCCCCATGCTTCACCGGCGACAAGCCAGCAACCCGCGACAATGAGCGATGCACCTAGTATCACAACGAATAGCGCTACATCGCTGCGATTCATCCTGACTCCCCTCATGCCCACTGCGCGCGAGGCTCACGAACTGCGGGTGCGGCGACCGTCATGCCCCATCGTGCCACCGTTAACGCCACAAGGGGACAGATGTCCACACTGACTGCCGCAGAGCGTGAACGACCGAACGCCCACGCACCATCACCTATGTCACGGCGTGTCACACCTTGGACGGCTAGATCGACCTGCGGTTGTCCCAGATGACGCCACACGAGTGGCCCTTGACTGACTGCGTCCTGCAGTCCACCACACGCGACACCTAGCGAGCGAGCCGTCATCGTCACGACTCGGATGCCTGCCTGCGTGAGGTCAGGGATGAGCGAGCCCGCCGGGCCTGCCGGATCGCAGATGAGGGCCGGAACTCGGTCCTTCCCAACGATTATCGACATGAGAGCATGCGTCGCCATGAGTCGCCGGATCTCGCCGACC